TTGTAGATATATTACTTGTGTTAGTAGAAACTGTACTGTTTATTGAGCTAACCGAAGAATTTAAAGTAGAAATGTTAGTTGTGTTAGTTGTAACTCTTCCATCTAAATCGGTAAAGTTATTATCAAGCTCAGTAAATGTAAGAGATGAGCCTTTAGTTAATCTAAGAGTAATTGCCATTTTAAGTTTACCTCGATGTTTCTACATAACCACTAGTGACATAAGGATCAGCAGCATCTACTATATAAGGCTCTGTATCGATAGGTGGTTCGTTAAATATATTTATATCTGTACTGAAGCCAAAATCACTATCAGCTAATCCAATAGCTGTAGTCGGATCAGGAGTAGTAGTTATTCTTTGTACTAGAGAATCAGAATCAGCTAATCCTCTATAATCTAATTTAGCTCCTAAAGGATTATTGTAAAGTGTATATAGATCTGTTTTAGCTGTTCTAATGATTTCGCTATTTGTTATAGCTCCATAAAACTGAACTTTCATTTCAAAATCTAGTGTGTAAATAATAGTTCTTCTTTGTTCTACCGCACCTTCAAAATCATCTGCAAAGGATAAACTCTGTATTACAATAGGAATATCTTCTTTAAAATCTGGATACTCAGAACTAAAAGGTTTTATTGTTAGAGTGTATTGCGGATTGAAAGTCGGAAGAATTTGCTCTACCATTTGTAAAGCATCATCTTGAGTCTTAGCATATATATTTAATTGAAAGTTTATATTATATGGAACAGGAGAAAAAAACTTTTGTCTATTTGTATTCGCAGTTCCTATAGTATTAAAATTACTTACTTTAGTTAATTGTCTTGTAGGATCATAACCAAATGATGTAATTTCAAAAGACATACGCGGTAGCTTTAAAGCTACTTGACTATTAGCTGAAAGATCAGGATTTTCTCTTATTCTTTCGAGATATTTTTCTTTTGGCGCATATGAGAGAGGTGCTCTAATTTGGCTTATTGCCGCACCGGCAGTGTTTTTACGAATCACGTATATGTTATTAAAAAGCGTGCCAAACATAGCGACGCACTTTCTAACTTTTTGATGATAAAAATGAGTACCAAACATTAATTATTCTCCGGGTCGCCGAACGGATTGCTTTCACTAAAATCAAGAAAATCACCCGCAATTGTACTAAAGTCAGTATTTTGTTCAGTGTTAGATATTTTATTATCTTCTGTAATCGCATTAATGGTTAAATCTGAGTCGACTCGATAATCTCCAGATAAAGTAATTGAACCAGTAGTAAATGTGTGGTACTTGCCATCGCTAGCGCCAACATGAATTAGATGTAGTTTATTATCTGAATCAGACCATTTCGAAACTTCACCTGCAACTGTAACACCGCTCGATAATGTTTGAGTTGCTATATTTCCTATTCCTATTACAGGGCTATCGCTATCAAGCGTAAGTATATAAGTGTATGCATACGCTCTTTCAATTGCATCAATTGTTTCAACACCTGTATCGAGATCTTCATCGCTGTATTCGAATAGCTGAGCTCTTAATTTAAATACAGGTAAATTGCTTAATTGATAAAAAGGTTGTTCGTGTTCTACATGTAATATTTGAAATAACTTATTTGTCATTGGTAAATAAATAAGATCGCCTTCGAGTGGTCTTTCACCAGTCATTTCATTATCATATCTTTTTACTTGTTGTTCAAATCTCCTACGTGATACTACAAATGTAGCTTCATCTCTTATCTCAACACCGAATCGTGTAAAAAGATCTCCTTCTCCGTCAAAGCCTTCAACGTTTTCGATATACATTTCTATTTTGTGTGATGAATTAAATCGTGAAGGAACGTCTTGTCCAAATATTTTATCTTCACCTATAAGATCACGCGGCAAATAGTAGACATCTTGCCCATACATCTTTAAAGATTCAATTACTATATCTTCATATAGATTCTGTTCTGACCGAACTTTATCGGAGAAGTATAAATTTCTCATTTTATCCTACAAAAAAATCAGCTGGTAATTCGTGTTCTGTTCTAATTCTTTCTCTAAGTGCTTCTATTTCTCCTGTAGCATCATCATACAATTGTCTTCCATTAATAATAACTCCTCCAGGTAACTGCATGCCTTCAAATTTAATTAAATTCATACCCCATTGTTGTTTAATAAGAGAGGTTGTATATTCTTTAAGCCACATGTCATTAAATATTGCGGTGTGAGAGCTAGGATCTACAATTCTATACGCTTCATAAAGAATATATTCACCAGCTTTTACGTCACCATCAACAAAGTCTCCAAATAAATACAAACGATTTTGTCTTCGAACAAACTCCGTTTGAGGATGACCATTTAATTTTACATCTAAAATAGAAAGATATTGGTTGAGTTGATCATAATATGCTAAATCGCCAGCAAAATTTTGCATATCTGCTATATCATTTAACATTAACTGATATTTAATATCAAAAAAATTAAATGAAGAATTAAATGAGCTTGATAAGGTGAACATTCGAGTTACGTACAAAACATCTGTAGGAACATCGATATATTCACGTGTTACATCGCTATCTCCTATAAGAGCAGAGATATACGTTCTAAATGTAGCATCTGAATGATATTCTTGATAATACTGTAAAGCTTCATCTACACGATCTTCGAGCTGATCTTCGTCAACATTTATCTCGATGACAGGATCGCCGAGTCTTCTTTTACAATAATCTATGAGCGTAGCTCGAGAAGTTGGATTAGCCATAGAGATCTCCGTTTAAAATATCTATGACTATTTATATAAAAAATAAGTTACGTAATCAAATCCCAAGTTTGATCTGTTTCATTCCATGAATATCTATTTGAATCAGTTGGATAGTCTACCGGTGGCTCCCATTGATACTTGTCAGTATTTAAAGTCCAACTAGGATATGGCTGAGGCTCATAAAAAGCATCAGCTTTTTTATCATATATGTGTCCTAAACCGGCAAAATTATATCTTAAAGGTGTTCCGCCTAATCGATGAACACCACCATACGTGTTGTAAGATGTTTGAATCCATTCGCCTGGTTCTACAGAAACATATGATCGAATAAAATCTTCTTCTGCAACAATAACTTGTTTAACTATACCATTTTCTACTCTTGCATAATGTGCCATTTATATACCTCTATACTGCATATCTAAGTATTACTACGCCTGAACCACCAGCGCCACCAGTATTTGAGGCAGCATTTGTGTGTGTTCCACCACCGCCGCCACTTCCAGTGTTTTCTGTTCCTGCTGCGCCTTGTCTTTGTGTATAAGAACCACCGTCACCGCCACCGCCTGCGCCACCAGTGTTTGATGAATACGTGAAAGCTCCTGTTGAACCTCCGCCTCCACCGGCGCGATATACACCAGTTCCGGTTATATTAGATTGAACGCCTGTGCCTCCAGCTCCAGCAGTACTAGCGCCTCCATCAGTACCAACGGCACCGGCGCCGCCTCCTCCGCCAGCACCATTACTACCGGCTGATCCACCTCCGTCTCCTCCAGCGTATCCTTGATTCGAAGTTCCGGAACCTCCAGTTGAAGTTCCACCTCCGCCTCCGCCAGAACCACCAGATCCAGGCGTGCCACCACTTCTACCACCTTCACCACCACCTGTAGAGACGATAAGATTAAATGAGCTATTGCTACCAGCATTACCATTTGAATTAGTTGATAAAACTTCAGCACCACCAGCACCAACTACGACAGCATAAGTTCCTGCAATGAGGTTCATAGTACTTTCTGCACTACCTCCTCCACCAGAAGATTGACCGGAAACGTTAGTTCTATATCCGCCGGCGCCTCCGCCGCCTCCGTAGTAATATCCGCTTCCGGAACCACCGCCACCTATAACAAGATATTCCAAACCGTTGATTGGTTTACTTACAACAAAGTTACCAGATGAAGTGAACGTATGTACTTTATATGTTGTAGATCCTACTATTAAATCGGATTCAGTACCGCCTGATCCAGCAGGTGTATCGCCAATTGCAAATTCTTCGAATGATACTTGATACCATTTAGCATCTGAATCATTCCATATAGCAAAAACATTTGCTTTATCGATATAAGCTAATGTTCCAGAAGTTATTGTAGATGAGTCGATTAATAAAAGAGCTTCAGCACTATCATAAGCAGGATATAAAGTAACTCCTCCTCCTCCGCTTCCAGATCTTGCAGCCACATATGATGAATCAATAAGAGCAGTGGCAGCAGCAGAATCTAATCCTGTAGGATTGGCATTGATAATACTAATAATACCTGACGAATCAAGTGTTGTCATACTTTGATTAGAATAAGCTGATATTGCTATCACGTCATTCGAATCAACTGCGCTTGAAAGAACAACGGAAGTTCCATTCGTTGCAGTATAGTCAGCACTATCTTTCAGTAAAACACCATTTAGATAAACTTGAATTTTATCGGCAGTGTATGCTAATGTATTATTATTATCATCAGATCCACTAAATGTAGTTTGACTTCCAGTTGAAGTATAATAGAAATTACTAATATTTGTATTAAGATTATATGTAGTTGATGTGTCTGATGAAACAATTGAAATTACGTCATTAACATTTGCACCTGTTGTCAAAGTAATTGTAGTACCATTTGCTGCTGTATAGTCAGCAGAGTCAACTAATAAAATACCATTCAGATAAACTAATTGTGAGCCGGCTGTGTAACTTAAAGTATTACCGTTATCATCTGCTCCCGTATACACAGCCTGAGATGCGGTTGCGGTATACACATAAGAAGTGTTATTAATTCCAACACCATTTGATATAATATTAGTTACTGCAGCAGAATCAATTCCACTGCCACCAGTAATAGTAATAGTCTTAGTAGATCCTGTACCAGAAGCTGTGACAGCTGAACCAACAAAGTTAAGTGTTGTAGCTGCAGTGGATAATGAAGATCCTTCTTCTTGCACAGTGATAGAGCTGCCTCCACCACCTCCACCACCACCGAATGTACCGGTCGGCAATCTTGCTGAATCAATAGTGCCTGTTATGATATCTGAGGCTGAAAGTGATGGTATTCTAGCAGAATCAAATGTACCAGATGTTATTTTAGAAGTAGCTAAATTTGGTATGTCACTTGCACCAAGTGATAATCTAGCTGATGGAACTGTTCCACTACCTAAATTTGAAGCATTAAGATTAGTTAATGATGCGCCGGATCCATCTGTAGTTAACAATGTTCCTGTTGCAACAGGAAGAGTAATGTCAACATTTCCAGAATATTCTGAGTGAGCTGCAGACTTCAGTCTTGTTCTGTGCGCATTTGAAACTTCACAATAGAAATCTACATAAGCAACGCTGCCTGTTCCAGTACGTATCGTAATTGCACCGTCATCAACTTTAACACCACCTGTCGAACCATTGCCGCCAAATACAGCAGAATCAGTAGTAGAAATCGGACCAGAAATAGCGATTGAACCAGCACCACTTAATATTCCAGTAAAAGTATCATTAGCATCACTTCTTAAAAATGAACCTGGTTCAATACTACCTAAAGTGTTAGCATTATTTGCAGAAGCGATGATAGGTAATCGAGCAGAATCAAAAGTTCCAGATGATATTTTAGATGCTGCTAGACTAGGAATCTGACCGTCGGCAAATGTACCATGAACATCAGATGGAGCCAATGAAGGTAACCTGCCTGAATCGATTGTACCAGTGATAATATCAGAAGATGCTAATGCCGGTATTCTTGCAGAATCAAAAGTTCCAGATGTTATTTTGGAAGCAGCTAAGCTTGGTATTTGAGCATCAGCAAATGTTCCATGAGTATCTGAAGGCGCTAGCGAAGGTATCCTAGCAGAATCAATAGTTCCTGTTATAATATCTGAAGCTGACAGCGAAGGTATTCTAGCAGAATCAAAAGTTCCAGATGTTATCTTTGATGTAGGTAAATTAGGTATGGCACTAGTGCCTAATGCTGCAACAAAGGCAGCATCTACGTCGGCAGTAATGATTGCACTTACTGTTGCTGAATCTGTACCTGTTGTAACTCGAGCATTAACGTATGCAGAATCAATAATAGCAATTGTTTGAGCTGAATCTAACTTAGCAGCTATTTGATTTGTTATAGTTGTACTAAAATTAGCGTCATCTCCTAAAGCTGCTGCTAATTCATTTAACGTATTTAATGCACCAGGCGCTGCGTCAATGACATTGTTGATTTGTGTGGTTACAAATGCCGAATCTGCAAAATCACTAGTGTCATATTTAGTTTGATTTGACTGAATATAAGTAGCATTTATTACACCTGTTACAGTTGAGCTATCCAGAAAATCAGCATTTGTGTATTTAATTTGATTTGTTTGAATGTAAGAAGAATTTATAACGCCAGTTACAGTTGAGCTATCAAGAAAATCGGCATTCGTATATTTAATTTGTCTTAATTGAATATATGATGAATCGATTAAAGCAGCAGTTTGTATTGAATCTAAAGTACCTACTGCTTGAGTTGTGTATGTTATAACGCTTAAAATGTCATTAGCGTCAGCTGAATCTGATAAAGTGATTGTAGTTCCATTTGAAGCCGTATAGTCATCACTATCTTTTAATAAAATACCATTTAAATATACTTGAATTTTGCCAGCAGTATATGTTAAGCCAGATCCGCTGAATGTTATTTGACCTGAGTCAGCAGTATAATAAAAATTCGTAATAGTAGTGGCGCCAGCAGTAACACTACTTTGCCTTAATTGAACATATGATGAATCAATTAATTGAACAACTTCTGCAGAATCTAAAGTAGGATTAGCATTGATAAGAGAAAGAACACCAGTCGAATCAAGTGTTCCAACAGCTTGAGTTGTGTAAGTTATGACACTAAGAATATCGTTAGCATCAGCAGAATCAGACAATACAATACTTGCGCCGGTTGTAGCAGTATAGTCATCGCTATCTTTAAGTAAAATACCATTTAGATAAACTTGAATTTTGTCCGCTGTATAAGATAAGTTATTACCAGCATCATCATTACCACTAAACGTTATTTGTCCAGAATCAGCAGTATAATAAAAATTCGTAATAGTGGTAGCCCCACCATCACCGCCTGAACTTCCAGTGATTGTAATTGTTTTGGTGACTCCAGTTCCAGATGCAGTTACACCAGATCCTACAAAATTTAATATTGTACCAGCCGTAGTTAGTGCTGATCCTTCATCTTGAACAGTAATTCCTGTATCAGCTCGAGCAATAACATACGCTGAATCTACAATCGTAGCAATATATCCTGTATTAATAGTAGCTTGAATAAGATCAATTGTAGGCGCAGAATCTACACCATCTGGAGCAAGTGAAGTAGGAGCACCAGTTAAAGAGCTGTATGCAAAATCTTGACGTAATTGAACATAAGACGAATCAACAATATCTGTAACATTAGCTGAATCAAGTACGCTTGGAATAGAAGCTGGAGTAAAAGTAAATACTCCTGTACCGGTATTATAATTAAGTGAACCACCACCGGATGCAACACCAGCTGTTGTGACACTTAGATCTGTCAGTTCTACAAAATCTGTTTGACGTGCTTGGATATAAGCTGAATCAATTAATGTTGTGACTCTACCAGAATCAACAAAATCAGTATCAAGTGTTGGTATTGTAGGTGTGTTAAGAAAATTGTTATAATTTAAATAATAACCTGCTGCGGCTCCATCCAAAGTATTAGCATCTACATTTAATGCGTTAACAAAAGCTGTAGTAACATCAGCTGTGATTATGTTTGAAACATTTGTAGAGTCTAATACGGTAGGCGCACCGGTAAGTGAACTATAAGCTTTATCTTGTCTGATTCGAACATATGCAGAATCTACGATTCCAATAGCCGCAGCTGAATCAATTTTTGTAGCAATCGAAGTTGTAATGGTGGTAGCAAAATTGGCATCATCATTTAAAGCAGCTGCTAATTCGTTAAGAGTATCTAATGTACCAGGAGCTGCATCTACTAAAGCTGCAACATCAGAATCAATCATAGACTGTATTTGAGTTACAGTTCTATAGTTTGTTAAATCTGTAGTTGTTTGTCTTAATTGTACATATGACGAATCTACAACACCTTGAACAGTTGAGCTATCTAAAAATTTAGTGTCATTCGTAAATGATGATAAAGCTGTAGGAGCTCCAGTGAGAGAGCTATAAGCAAAATCTTGAGCTGTTTCTCTGAGTTGTACGTAGGCAGAATCAATCACACCAGAAACAGTACTACTATCTAAAAGATTTGTTCCTGTTATTGTAAGAGTATCTGTGCCTGCATTTGTAGTAAGAGAAATATTAGATCCGGCTGCGATTGTGAGAGTATCGGCTGCTGTATCAGCAACAATATCACTTTGACCTGCTACCGAAATAGTTTTAAAAATTGGATCTGTTCCGCCACCAGCGGATTGACGGGCTTGAACATATGCTGAATCAATAAGAGCAATCGTAGCAGCAGAATCAACTCCTACTGAGTTACCTTTTATCGATTTAATTGTGTTGTCAGAAGCTTTGTAATAAATAACGCCATCAGTATAGTTGATGGCTATTTCTCCAAAATCTAGATCACTAGTATTAGGTATACGTCCAGCTATGCTGGACTTTTTTAATTTAATTTTAGTCGACATATCAAGCCCTAAAAAGGTTATTTTTTATAGTCGGAAGATTAAAAAACCTTCCGACTTCATTATTTATATATTAATATGTACCACCATCTACTGTTGATAAAGCAACATCACCAGAAGTGATAGTAAATTGTTTAATTGACAAAGGATCACTCGCTGAATCTGCGTTAGTACTAAAGCTAGCAACACCTTTTGAACTAGTGGTAGCATTTCTACCGGCAACTAAAAGATTTCCGGACGCTACACTCGTTGTAATACCTTGGCTGTGATCACCATATATCTTTAACGTACCACCCAAAGTTTTATTTAAAGTTGAACCATCGCCATCAACATCATTACCTGATGTAAATGCAATATTTTCTGAAGATATTACACCAGATGAAGCATTAAAGTTTGTGCTATTAAATGTTGCGACACCTTTTGTACTTCCATCAGCTGCAGCGTTTGCTGCAGTAATCGTTACTGTTGCGCCTGAACCAGAAGTTGTAACTCCTTGAGCACTATCTCCTTCGATAGCAAATGTATGTGATGAAGGAGTTGCCGGAGCTGTGTTAGTAGTTACAGATTTAACAACTGCATCGTTAAGAGATACCGCACCAGTTGATACACCAAAATCGGCAGTAGCAAAAGAAGCAACACCGCGAGCGGACGTGGTAGCAATATCAACGTTAATAGTTAGTGTATTTGATCCATCATCATAAACTGTACCAATCGCTTCACCGTCTGTAATTAAAGCGTTAACACGATCGTCAACTCTTTCATTTGTAAAGTATAGATTAGATGAACCTTCAGAAAGATCATCAGTTGACTTATCGTTGAAATCTGAATCAAAACCGGATATTGATCCGATAATGGTATCTGCTCTCAATGTACCAACAGTAAGATCAGCTTTAGTGTAACCTACTGCGCTTGTGTCAATAACATTAATTGCACTATCTAATCCAGCAGAATCTACGTAGTTCGTAAATAGTTTAAATCTGCCATCGCTAGCATCACGGAAAAGACCTGTGTATTCTACTCTTTCTTGTGAAGTATCGTAATACTTACCTATGAAACCAATATCAACTGTGTCTCCAACTACATTTGAATCAGCTAAGTGAATTAAAGGATCTTTTGTTGTAACAGTGAGTGAATTCACTGTAGTGGTTGTACCATTTACAAAGAAATCACCACCAACGATGACATCACCTGATGTACTTAATCCTGAGAATCTAACAGAGTCAGTAGTAGCAACTGCTTGAGCGATTGCAAATCTTCCTTCGGTCGAATCGTATGTCATGCCTGTGCCAGCTACTAGATGAGCTCTAACTTCAGTTGCAGAAGGACCAGTGTAAGTAAACACACCAGTTGCAGCATTATAACTTAAAGATCCATCGCCGCCTGCATCTGTTACGGATACTGCATTTTTAGCATCACTGTCAGCTCGAGCTGTAGTAAAGTAAAGATTCGTAGAACCTTCTCCAACGTCATCTGTATCAATTGTACCAGATCCACCAAGAGAAATAGATGTACCGTTAATTGTTAAAGATGAATTTGCTAATTCGCCGTTACTTATTTCACCGGCTGCGAGTGTTACTGACTTGCCAGAAAGATCCAAGGTGTTATTAAGTTCATCAGCATTTACACCTTGGCTTTTAATTGTTACATCACCGTTTGTTACTAAGAAATTATCGGTGTTAAATTTAGCAGCACCAACTGTAGAAGCTGTAGCAAGATCTGCTTGAATAGTTGCAGAATCTGAACTACTGACTGTAAATGTTATACCTTCTGTAGTTGAAAATTTAAATGTGTCTCCTAGATCAACAGCTCGGCTAGTTGTTCCATCATCAATTGTAATGGTGCTATTTGAAAGTTTAGTATTTGCAATTGAACCGGCTAATTGATCATTACTTACTCCACCGGTTTTGATGCTTACAGCACCAGATGAAACACTAAAATCTGATGAATTAAATGATGCAACACCTTTATTTGAAGTTGAAGCATCTTCACCAGAAACTACAAAACCGGAGCCATTTACGCCAGCGGAATCGATAATAACATCAATACCTTCTCCACCGGTAATTGTTAACGAAGAATCGAGAAGACTGACATTACCAGATTTCGTATCAGCTTTAAGATGTATAACTGAGGATACCGCAGCGCTTCCAGCAGCAGTTAATCGTCCTTGTTGATCAACAGTAAATGTTGGAATTGAAGTTGCACTACCAAAAGAACCTGCACTAACTGCAGTGTTATCAAGAGAAAATGTAATTTTATTACTTGCTGGAGTAACAGTTGTGGTAATCGCAGTGCCACCTTCAAAAGTAAATGAGGAGTCTGCAAGATTGAAAGTATCGTCTGAACCACCGTCAGCGCCAAATGTTGCAGTCGAAGAACCTGATGTGGCATCAACATAGGCTTTCGTAGCAGCATCTTGAGCCGCAGTTGGATCACCCATTCCAGTAATTTTATTAGTGCCCATCGCAATGGCACCAGCCATTGTATCACCAGCAACATCTAAAAATGTGGTATCAGCATATGTTTTAGTAACAGCATCATTCGCAGAAGATGGAGTACCTAAACCAGTTACTTTATTGCCACCCATGGCAATATCGCCAGACATTGTACCACCAGCGAGTTGTAATCTTAAGGCATCATTTGAATCAACGTAAAGCTTTGTGGCAGCATGTGTATTTCCTGTAGGTTCAGCAACTCCAGTTATTTTGGCAGAGGAGGCCTGGATTTCGCCGGCACCGTTAGGATCGAGAACTATGTTACCATCAGTATCAGTCGAGCTGATAGTGTTTGCATTGATAGTAATATTATCGACATTTAAAACATCAATCTTACTAGAAGCATCTACAATAATAGCACTTGACGCCGTGAGTGTACCAGGTGTATGATCTAATTTACTAGTAAAATAGACACCGCCTATAACTTCAATTTCGTTTGCGTCACCGGAGCCGTCTACGCCTCCAGTACCCATATATAAGCGATCACCTCCGTTGGAACCATTGTCCGCCAGGTAGGAGTACGCCATTTCTCCTAATTTTAGAGAGGTAGGACTACCAGAGGTACCCGATCTCTTGATTTTAATAATTGATGCCATTAGTAAAAGCCTCCATCTGATGTTATATTCTGGCCTACTAGCTCATTTCTAGCAACCCATTTATCAGTAGCTGAATCATATATCAAAAGTCCAGCGTCGTCTAGACTTGTCAAATTAACATCATTTAAATCACCGACACTTAATTTGCCAAAACTAAGTGTGCCACTGCCATTTGTTTTTATTACGTCGTTGTTTGTTCCATCTGCTGTAGGATAAGTCAATCCGGATGCTACTAATGCACCTCCTATGACTGCAGAATCCGCAACTTCAATACCTTGTCTAACTACGAAATTCTTCTTTACAGCCATTACCAACTAAATCCTTAAATAATTCTTTCCACTATTTATAATATTTTAATCATCTATACTTAAACGTTTTGCCTTTATACTCGTATTAGTATAAGATGGTGTCAATAAAAGTTTAACGTTACTATCCTCTATTGTTGCATCAAATTCGCCAAGTGACGAATCTGTTTGTACTACTGCATACTCAGTAAAGAATGCATTCGTACCGTTATGTGTTAAAAGTATCTCTGTAGAATGATACTTACTATCTGAATCATGTTCCAATTGAACAATATACTTTGCAGTTCTAAATTCTCCTATCGAAAATGTATCAACTATTTGATTTGAAGTTGTTAAACTTAAATCGCTATCAACAGAATTTTGAACATTAGTTTTCTCACCACTTCCTATATCTCCAGAATACTTAGCTCCAGATATGAATATAACTTTTGTGCCATCAACTGAAGAAGGCAGATTAGTTCCTATAAAGTGAAGAACACCTGCTTCATAATCAAAAAACCACTCATCATCATTTCCACTACCAGCTGCAAATAATCTTGTACCAGTGCTTGTAGGATCAGAAGCACCTGATGTATCTGAATAAACTACAACCTGATAAGTAGAACCAAATTGTGGTGGAATCCAATCTGTTACTCCTGTTTTCCATGTTCTATCTGATGTTGCAGTTGTATCTTCAGTTGTTTCTAAAGTATTATATACAGTTACTATTGTTGTACTAGCAGCAGGTTTAATTGTTGGTATACTTCCGGCTTGTCCCCACACTCTGTCTCCACGAATAAGAAGAGGACTTGTAATCGATTCGTTAGTAGCATTTTTAACAGAGTTAACATCAGTTTTTGCTACACCAAAACCTAGTTTCTTAAAGAGATAATCAACTTTTTGTGTATCTGTAATAGCCATTTATCTCTCCTACGATATACTCAATGAAGTAATTTGATCGCCAGAAGCAAGAGCTATTCTAACTAAAGCAACATTACTTGTAGCATTTGTAAGGCTTTCAGTACCTAGTGTCATAGTAAATGAACCATTTAATGCTCCAGTTCCTATTACGTCACCTGATGTAGAAGCACAACCGTTTGATCCATTTCCTCCATTTCCAGTATCAGCACCTGGTAAACCAGAACCATTATAAGCTATTCCGCAATCTAACCATCCATTTATCGTTGAGCTATTATCGATGCCGGTTCCTGGCGCAGCAATCCACATACCTTCTATACCTGTTGACGAAACAATAGCAATTGTAAAGTTAGACACAACTGTTCTTCTAAATGCAAAAGTAAAGTATTGAGTACCGGTATCACCGCTTCTATTTGGACCGGCTGGTAAAAATCCAGATGCATAGTTTGTAACATCATGTTTTATTACACCTAATCTAACTGTAGCTTCTTTTGTACCTGCGACTCCAGGATCAGATGCTTCGCTATAAACGCTATTAGTATAAAAATTAGTTGAGCTTGTATATGATGGATTGTCTGTAGTTTCGCTACTAAAATCAAATATTCGAATGCCATCGTCGTCGTAAGTTTCGCCAAGAGCATCCGCAACTGCAATTGCTATTTCACTTATTCCTGATTGAGCCGCGGTATGCACTTGTATCTTTTCTGTTATCGAAGAACTACTGCCTGTGCCATTCACGTTATTTGCTCTTACACTTAATTGTTCTACTGTTCGAACGCTCGATGTTGTTATAGGCACAGTTAAATTTCCTATGGCATATGCAGAACTAACGCCTACATTTGCTATAGGAGTTCCGCTGGATAACATAGTACTTGAACCATCGATATTTGCATATGTGTATGATTGTGTTGATATCGCACTTGATGATGTGCCTTCTGCATTCGTTCCGGAAAGAACTTGTACAATATTACTAGCATCTCGATATGTTTGACCAGTTAAGTTACTAATCTGTACACCAGATAAAGTTAAACTCGGTGATCCAGAATTATAATATGGTATACCTGAAATGTACCTTTTTGTGCCTGCTACGTTTTCTGTAAGAGATCCGGCCGCACTAATTGAAGCAGTACTCGTTACGTCGTCTTTTACAAATTCAATTGTGTTTGTGTTACCTTGTGTAGAGTGTGATAATTGATAACTGTGTACACCAGTAGCTAAACTAGATTTCGAAACCTTTGCTTTAAATCCTTTATATAGTCCTGGATGATATATGCTTGAGGAAAATGATAATGTTGATCCAGCCGCACTGAGAAGATTATAATCATTTTCTTCTGTAATCACAAGACTTGTTGTTGTGCCACTATTATCAGCACTTGTTAAAGAAATAGCACCATCAGCTGATCCATTTACAATTGCGCTTAATGATCCTGAATCAGCATCATATGCAAAAGATGATAGCACCGCAGTTTCAACTGCACCGCTTGTAGTAACACGATCAATTGAAGATCCAGCAGAAGTTGAAGCGCCGCCTGTATTATCAGTGAAACCAGACACTAACGCAGGAGATGTTCCTACAGAACTAAAACCTGCAGTTATTGTTTTAGTTGATAACGCATTTGGAGCTGCTATATCTGGATCATAAACTTTTAATGATGCTGTTGCACTTGTTGGTGTTACGCCTGGAGTTGCAGTCGAATGAGTTTCAAGTGTAAGTGTTACGGTATCTCTTCCAGAACCAGAAGTTGTACCATCTGCCCATGTGTGTTGTAAACGAGATCCTGTTACACCACCAGAAGCTCCATCACTATCTGCGGAATCAACTGCTGTTCCATCTCCCCAATTAATTGTGTACGTTACATCAGCACCAGTAGTATTTGTTGTAATATTTTCAAGATATAAACTATTGCCTTCAATTACGTATAAATCATTTCCAGATAATGATGATCCTCCCGAAGGATTTCGATATAATGCAAATGCAGCAACTGGATCTGCAGTATAAATGACTACATAATTTGATCGACTAAAATCTGCTTCACTTCCAGCTCCGCTTGAATTTGAATTTCTAGCAACTACTCTAACAGTAAAAGGAGACCCGGTATTAGAAGAATAAGTATGAGTCGGAGAAGTGCTTGTTCCATTGCTATCAATTGTTCCATCACCCCAATAGATGTCATATCTATTTGGATTTCCTACAGAAGTTAAACTCAATGTAACAGTAGTTCCAGCACCTCCAGATAAAGGTGTTCCTGTGAATGAAACACTTTGCACAAATTGATCTTTTGCTACATTAAGAAGCACCTCATTAATATTATCAAGAGCATTTGCCAATAAAGTGTTTGAAGTAAGTTGAACATCAGATCCTAAAGCAGATGTAATAAATCCATCCTCATAAGATGCGTCGGTCGAAGCGCCTATAGGCAATACGTTTCCAGACGCTCGAGCCTGCACATAGTCTGAGTCAATTATTGCAGTGACTTGTGATGAGTCAAGTTTTTGATTGATTAAGCCAGTAAGTGTACTAAAAGCATTCGAATCATCGTTTAATGCAGCAGCTAATTCATTAAGAGTGTTTAACTGTTCA